CATTTTTGCTGGATCTTTCATCATTTCTTGAAACATTTCTGGATTCATTCCACCCATTCCACCCATATCAGGCATTCCACCCATTCCACCCATTCCACCCATTCCACTCATATCAGGCATTCCACCACCTTGATAAAGTTTGCTACTTAATGGATGAAATAATTTGTCTAATTCAGAACATTTATTATCATATTCTTCTTTTGTATAAGAAGGATTTTCATCAAGCCATTTTTGTGATTCTTCAACAAATTTATTTACTTGACTTGTATCTTCATTAGCAAGTTTTTCTTTATGTTCATTAAGAGACGATTTAACACGATAAAGATTATTTTCAAATTTATTTTTTGCTTCAAATACTTCTGCTCTTTGTTTATCTTGTTCTTCAAATTGTTTAGCTTCATTACACATTCTTTCAATGTCTTCTTTTGATAAGCGACCAGTATTATTAGCAATACAAATACTATGAAGTTTTCCAGTTCCTTTGTCAGTTGCTGTTACTTTAAGAATACCATTTGAATCTAAATCAAAAGCAACTTCAATTTGTGGAACACCACGTGGAGCTGGAGCAATTCCTTCAAGATTAAAATTTCCTAGAAGATTATTGTCTTTTGTAAATTTTCTTTCACCCTCAAATACACGAATTGAAACAGCTGGTTGATTATCAGCATATGTAGAAAATGTTTGAGTTTTCTTACAAGGAATTGTTGTATTTCTATCAATTAGATTTGTCATCATTTGACCATTTGTTTCAATTCCAAGTGATAGTGGTGTAACATCAGCTAGAACAATTTCATTTGCTTGGCCTGTTGCTGTATTTGTTAAAATTGAAGCTTGAACTGCCGCACCATAAGCAACAGCTTCATCTGGATTAATTGATTTATTTAATTCTTTTCCATTAAAATAATCAGTTAGTAATTGTTGAACTTTTGGAATTCTAGTTGAACCACCAACAAGAACAACTTCATGAATTTGATTTTTTGACATTTTTGCATCTCTCAAAGCATTTGAAACTGCCTCAAGAGAATCACGAAAATAATGACCACATAAATCTTCAAATTTTGCTCGTGTAAGAGTTGATACAAAATCAATTCCATTACACAAACTATCAACTTCTACTGGAACTTGTGTTGAAGAACTTAGATTTCTTTTTGCCTTTTCTGCTTGTGTTCGTAGTCGTCTAATTACTTTATCATTAATATCTTCTTTTGAAACTTTTCCTTTATTTTTTGCAAGAAAATCTTTTACTAAATGGTCTGTAATAATTTGATCGAAATCTGAACCACCAAGATTTACGTTTCCATTTGTTGATTTTACTTCAAATAAACCATCAGCAATTGTCAAAACAGATACATCAAATGTACCACCACCCATATCATATACAAGAATATTGTGTTCATCTTCACTTGAAACTTTATTTTTTTGTAATCCATAAGATAATGATGCTGATGTTGGTTCATTAATAATTCTTAATACATTAAGACCTGCAATAACACCAGCATCTTTTGTAGCATTTCTTTGAGCATCATTAAAATATGCTGGAACTGTAATAACAGCATCTTTAACTTCATGACCCAAATAATCTTCAGCAATTTTCTTCATCTTTTTAAGAATAAATGCTGAAATTTGTTCTGGACTATAATTTGTATTATTAACTCTAACCATTGGCTTTCCATTATCATTTACAACATCATATGAAAAATGCTTCATATTTTGTTGAACACTATCTTCGTCAAATCTACGACCCATCAAACGTTTTACATCATAAATTGTATTTTTTGGATTCATATTTGCTTGATTTTTAGCTGATTCACCAACTAGAATTTCGTTAGTTTCACTAAAAGAAACATATGATGGAGTTGTTCTATTTCCTTGTTCATTGTTAATAATAGATACTGAACCATTTTCATAAACTCCAACACAAGAAAAAGTTGTTCCTAAATCAATTCCAATTGCTTTCGACATTTTATGGTTGTGATATATTTATATTTATTTAGCCCATTTTATAAAATAATAAATTTAAAACATGAGACAAGCAAAAATTAAAATACATAACATAATAATATAAAATTCTCTTTTTGTTTCTTTGTAGTTCATTTTTTTACCAAAATATTCTATACCTTCATAAATATATTTATTAATATCTTTTTTTTCTTTTTGTGGTTCTTTATAATAACTTGGTGTTGTATAATTATCAATATAATATTTACTACAATCATTTTTATGTATTTTTGTTTTTTCATAAAAATCTCCATCATACAAATCTTTTAATTTTTCTAAATCAGTATCAATAATATTATTTTTTTCTAATGTAAGAAAATTTTGTGTTTTATAAACTTTACAATTTTTAACATTATCTAATTTTTTTATATTATATTTTTGGATAAATGGTATTGGTAATATATTTTTATTAAATTCATATGAATCTTTTATATGAAAATTATAACGTACATCTGATTTATTATATTTTTGCATCTATATACTAATCAAATAAATATTTTTTTAATCCATCAATATATTTATATGAATCATCAGTAATTTTGTAAAGTTTCATAATGTCATATAATAAATTACATCTTTTAGTTATTTTGTTATTATTATTATGATTATATGTATAATGATTTGGTAATTTAAAAGAATATACTAGATCAAAAATTGTTTTATTTTGAATATTATTGTCTTGTAAAGTAATAATTTTTTCAAATTTATTTTCTTTTATTGTTCGTGTAATTACATTATATGATTTTTTTGTTAATTTATACCAAGGATTATTATTTTTATTTTCTTCCAAAGAAATAACAATAATATTTAATTTTATACACAATGAATGAAAAATAGAATGTATATATATATCATCAATACGATTTAATAAAATAATTGTTGTTTGTCTATTCATCATTTCTTCTAGAAAATATATACTTTCTTCTGTAGCATTTGCTATAATTATTAAATTTTTATTTGAAAGATTTTCATCATCAAGTAATTCTAAGTCAGCCATTATATTATATTTTTTTATAAAAAAATATTATACATATTCAATACACATATCATAGCCATTTGAATGTCCCATAAAAGATGTGCCTTGTATTTTTGTTGATTTAATACAATTGTTTGGACACATAATAAATATATCATCTTCATTATTATCAATAAAAATAATTGTTCCTGTAAATTCATTATTTTCATAATATTCAATATATTTTTGTGACATTGTTACATATGTTATTTTTACATTATCACCAATTTTATATTTATTTCTAAATATCTCATTTTTATTTATTATCATTTTTTTTGAAATTATATGTTGTAATACAAATTTAACATCATCAATAATATTTTTAGATGGTATATAATTATCATCAGTATATAATTTCATAAAATTATATAATGTATTATAATTTGATTCAATATTGAAAGAAATATTAGAAGCGTACATTTTTTATTTGATATAATTATTATATTACTAATATATTGTATTAGTTCAATTTTTATACAATTATTGGTTTTTTAGATTCATCAATATGGCATCCTAAAAACATATATTTATAATTTATAACATTTTTTAAATTCCATTGCGATATATCACAATTAAATTTAATTGCTCCATCAAACATATTACAAGTATCAATTAAATTTGAAGTATCCCAATTAGAAATATCTTTATTAAAACTTTTTGAATTTTCAAACATTGAATTAGCATTAATTATATTTTGCATTTTAAATTGTGATATATTTTGATTAAATATTATTGCTCCACTAAACATTTCATAAGTTGAAATAAGTTTTTCAGGTAATTCATTTGGAACTTTAATTAAATTATTACATCGTTTAAAAGAAACTATTTCTAATTGTAAAATTAAAGAACCATAAGTAATAACTTCTTTTAAATATTTACACAAATAAAATGGTATTTTACTATAATCTAAATAAGTTATGTTATTACCAAAAATTTTAATTTCATAAATTCCTTTTTTTTCAAATTTATGTTTAGTTGTTTCTTCTTCTATATCATTTTCAAATATAATTTTAAAATTTGAATTTGTATTAATTGGTATTTCAATTTCTTGTGTATCATAATCTATTTCATATAGTAAAATCATTGGTTCATTGAAGAAAAAAGAATATATAATTTTATATAATTCTTTTTCATTAAGCATATTTTTTAATTCTTTAAGTTTATCCATTTTATATATATATATTTACATAAATATATAACATTTAATATTTCATTTTTTTTTATTAGTAAAATATTAATTTAGTTAAATTTAAAAACTACATATTTAAAAGTTTATAAAAATTACCATTTACAGAATGATGTACTAAAAAACTTAGTAATCCAAATAAAACATCTACCAACAAAAATATCCAAGAATTTTTATTACCTATAATAGCATTATAAGCAAACAAAAAATATAAAATAGAATGAATGGGTCTTAAATCATTCCACCATATTTTCTCACCAAATGTTTCTGCTCCTGTTTTTCTAGAATCTGTTAAATATATATACATGAATCCTATGGCAGGTATTAAAGCTAAATAACCTAAATATTTTAAATATTCTGTATTTACATTTTTAGCAATAATAACAAATAAAAAACGAACACCAATACATCCAATTAAAAAAAGCAACATTCTTTTTTGTAAATTATTCATTTTATATTATAAATATAAAATAAAAACTTACTATTATATTTTTTAAGGGTAATAAATTTTATTATTACAAAAATTGAAAAACATAATTATTTGATATTATGTTATATAATAATCAAAGTACAAAAAAATGTCAGATAAAAACTATAATTATGATTATCGTGTTAGAATTGCTAAAAAAGAAAAAGAACGAAAAGAACAAGATTTAAAACATAAATTAAATGGAGAAATTTACATAACTGTAAATAATAAAAAAATTTATCTTGTTGATAATAAAAAAAAAAGTTATAATCATTCATAAAAAAAATGTAAAATATATGTATATATGAATACTCGATGGAATGAGGAAGAAAAAAGAAAATTAATTGATTTATATTCAAAAAAAAAATCATTTGAAGAAATAGGTAAAATTCTTAAAAGAAGTCCAAATGCTGTTAAATTACGCATTGAAGATATTGTTTATTCAAATTTAGAAAAAGGGAAAAGTCCAAAAAGTATTGCTAAAATTTTAAATATTGATTTAGAAATTGTTAAGCAACATTATTATTCCCATAAAAGTTTTAGACAAAATAAAGGACAAGATGTTATTGATATTAAATTTAATAATATAAAAGAAAATAATAATTCAAAAATAGAATACGAAAATCATATTTTAAATGAAATTTTAAAAAATTATAAAATGAAAAAAGAAGTTAAAAAATTATATGAAGCTAATAAATTAAATGCTCTTCATAAACAATTATATGAAAAAATTTTTAAAAATTAATTATTCTTCAACAATCTTTTTTTGTAATGTGTCATCATCAACTGTATGTGATAAATCTTGAAGTGTTAATATTATTTTTTCAGTTTTAACATCTTTATCAAATGGAGCGTGTGTTTCTTTTTCATATGCTTTCATTCCTTCATTTGCATGAATAACATTAATTAATGTTTCAGCTTTCATGTCTTTTTCTAAATCTTCAAAAACACTATCGACATAAACAT